GTGATCTCGAAAGATTATTTGGGAGACAGCTAGGCAGGCCTGGACTCTGTCCTGTAGTGATTCTACTTCTCCTGCTGTCTTCTTCGGCCAAAAGCCGGCGGCGTCGTGCCTACCCTAGGGACTGCGGCCGTCAGCGGGGTTTGCGCTGTCGGTAGGGCTCAAATATCGAAATGCTTGAACGGGAGCCGAACGTTCAGGGGCATGGGGATTGGCCTACAAGCCAACTGCTCCGGTCAGCATCGGCAGACCGTCGGAGATGGTTGGGCCCATGATCCGGGCGACGTCGGAGACCGCGGCACGAGCTCCTCTGGACACGGCCCGCCCTGCCATACTGGCAAAGCGAGATAGTCCGAGGGCGCCGAGGCCTCCGCCCACAAGATCCTCAATCCACGTCAGAGCCTTCGAAGAATTGCCGTCGTAAGTCGGGGGTGGATGTCGGCCGAAATTCTTCGCTGTAGTGATCACGGCAGTTGTGTTTGCGTGAGCCGCGGCTGCACTAGGGTCAGAATGCCTGATGTGAGTGTCAGGCTGGGCTAGCTGGAGTGGGGAGAGCGACGCGATGACAGGGGTCGCCTCTGGGTAATAGTGGAGCTCATAGTGGCTGATGAACTCCAGCTCGATCTCGACAGCGGACGCGGATGCAGGGTCAACAACTAGAGAGAGTCTCCAGCTGTCGTTGGCAACTGTGCCAGGCTGTTCAGGCATTATCTCTTGGTCGATCGCGTAGCTGACAGCTGCCGCGCCGCCGTTGACGACTGAGGCCATACTCCGCGGAACGTCGCGGAAGATCATGTCGTCCGGCGTCGACGGAACAGCGCCGAGGACCAGGGCTCTGCCTGTCAGCGGGTACGCCGCCGCCAGGCGAGTGTCCCTGAGATAAGACTGCGACATGCCCGCCAAGGAAGCTACACTTGAGTTGTCTGAAATCCAACCCACGGTGGATTGTCCGGTAGATCCATTGTTCCAATACACCGAACCACCTTCTTCCAGTCGTGTGGAGATTTCACGGACAACTAGACGAGTTCCCAGCCAGCGGAAGTAGCCGGAACCATTGGTTGAACTTGTGGCGTCCGCGAATGTTGTAAACGCGAACTCCGGGACGAGCGCGGTGCCGTTCCACCCGGCGTTGGGGCCAGCCATGATGTCGGCTGCAGACAGGCCGATGCCGGTGCGGTAACACCAGGCAGCTGATCTACCGGGCTGGAGCGAGCTGAGACCGACGCCAGCCGCGCCTGTGGTGTCCGCGTTCTGGATCTCGTTGAGGAACCCCAGGCAGGGGTTCCCGAGAAACACCAGCGACTCCCCGGCCGGGATAGTGATTCCGGTCCGGGCCCGGACAAACCGATGAGAACATGATTTGGGACCGTACGGGACGGGCACAATATGGTCCATGGGATTACCGGGGCCGCCTGCGGCCCAACCGTGTAGATGCACGCTGCGCGTGTGGGGTGTGTAGACCTTGGGTCTTGTTGGTTTGGGGTCTCGCTCCCGCGAGCGATTCGCGGGGCGGTGACTGGCTGTTGCGGCGCCAGTGACCTTGCGTTGGGATTGATTCTTGCGTGCAGTTGTTCACTGCCACGGGGGCTGCAAACCACCCGTGGTTGTCTTGCGAGGGCAGAGCGGGCGCTATAACCGCTCAAATTCCCAGGCTGCCCGCTTGCGGGCTGTAGAATGTGGTGGGGTAAGCCACCGCTGGCACCCAACCCCAGTCTTCTCAAAGGGGCTGCAAAGCAGGGGTGCCAACGTTATCCAGTTGAGGTATATCAACCTGTCGAAGCGCCTTGTGCTAAAGAACCAGCCGGCACTGGCCCGTTAAGATGTCCACGAGCCTTAGCCCGCGGGAACCGCATACACGGTCCCCACACCTCCTCGACAACAGGGATTCCACCTCTCCCGGCCAACGTGAAGAGCTCGGATTGCAGTCCGGCCCCACCTACCAGCTAGCGTACTGGTAGCATTGTGGGGGTGCTCTTTGGGTCGAAAAGAGGTAACGCAGCGGCTACCTCCTTTCCAATGGCGACGAACTTCTCCTCGAGAGCAATTTGTACTTCTGGGCTGATGCCAAAAGTCTGCTCGAAGCTCGCACGCGCTGCCATAGTGATTTCATGTCGCGTCCGGTGCGACGTGTGCATCCAACGTTCAATCCCGGTCCCAGACAGAAGCTTTTTGTTGACACGCCCTTCAGGGAACATATGTCCTAGCTTGTGCATGACGGGCACGCCAGCCCACAAATTGGAGAAGCCGTCTCTCAATGTGGACAGGTAGTCAGGTAATTGCGATCCTTTGAAATGCCTTACAATGCAAGTTTGTGTCTTGAAGGCATCGGAGGGGATCTTAACCATAGTGGGACCGTTGATTGTTTCCACGATCTTGGACCGGCAGAACACGACTTCGTGTGGAGCAAAAGCAATGTTCTCTACCTTGATTCCAAGGCCCATAAGATACAATCTCCTTACCCAACTCCGGAAGAGAGGGCAAGGGCCGCGCGGGTTCTCGATGTCGTCAAACGTGGCGACCAGATCGGGCGAGACGAACAACAAAGTGTCGTCGCCATCGCAGTAGAACTCGAGTGAACCGTCATAGTAACTGGTTTTCGCGGCTGCTCGTAGGGCAGCGATCATCACGGCTTTGTTGCCGCTGGAGGTTCCCGCAGTGCCGGACGCCCTGTTGAGCTTCAGCTCACCCTCCAACTCACGGTGCCACAGCCGCAGGTTGTTTTGCTGCTGTAGCACTCGCTTGAGCTGGGGATTAGCCGCGCCCATTCGTCCGGCGTATTTCCAAACCGCGTCCCTTTCGAGCTTTGCCAGCTCACCAAGGGACCCGTCAAACGACTCGGCATCAATGGAAATGCACGCCCAGTTGGGGCGGAACATTGTTGTGATGTCCTGAGCGCGTTGCTGGAGACTGCGTCCGGAGGCGAATTGCTTCGATCCGGACGGGTTGTGCAGATCATGCAATCCCTCCTCCACCATCAGCCTGATGGGGAGCTCCACCAAGATGGGAGCGGGGAGGAACCTCCCAGTGAGGGGATGACGCATGTACTGCGGGATGATCGCCCGTGGACGGCCGCGCTTGTCTTCAACATCTGGTGCGCATCTCTCGCCCCATTTGTTCATGACGCAACCGACCGATTGGATTGGATAATTGGTGGCCAAATCAAGCGCATCCAAGTAAGAAGCTTTCTGGGCTCCTGTGTAGCGCTCTGGAATCTCCGACCAATCGAGGATCCTCTTGTGAGAGGTGGTGTCTAGGATTTGCCGGTACAATTTACGCAGCTCATCTTCGTACACTCTCAAATACCTCTGAGGAATCTTCCTTGGTCTCTCCGGGTCACCAAATCTCTGCCTAATCTTGAGCGAATAGGCAATGTTGGATGCACACCCACAAGGCGTTGTGCTACTCGTCTCGGTGCAGCCCAGCATCAGTCCGGCTTCTTTGATCAAAGTGCCGTCTAGCTGGACGTGGCTCTTGCCGCCCATGCAATAGGATCCTTCTTTCAACTCGCACCAGCTCTTCGTTTTCCGGTCCCAATCTTTAGATTGGGTTATATCGAAGACAGGGAGTTGGGATCCCAGGCATGTGGACGCGACGTGCAAGAGCCTCACCGGCGAAAATGCATGCCAAGTGGGACATCTCTTCCCAGCTCGAGAATAAACTGGGTAGCGATGTACATGTCAAGTTTGTGTGAGACATTCTTGACGTTCCCTTGAGCGTCGGTCGTCGGTACGGAATACGTGTACTGCGAAGCAAGACGCTGGAGGGTGCTGCTAAGGCCTGTCCTTGACAGGACGCTCGGGTCGCCGATCTTGTGAAGGACGACGGCCATGAACTCAGAAGCCAGGTGAATGGGAGCGCCTTGGACACCAAGGTTGACGGGGTGTTCCATAGCATATTCCAGAAGGGCAAACTGGCTGTCGAGTCCCGAGGCCATGTAGCAGGCTTGTTGTTCCCCTTTGTTCCTCGCATCCTGCCTCCACTCCAGCTCCTTGCGCAACAGTACTTGTCGGCTGAGCGTGAAAGGATTCCATGACCGGTTGCGCTCTACGTTATCGATGCGTTCGGCCAGCTCACGGGAGGTCAAGCCCCTTCCGCACGTGCGAGAAAGATAATCGACTGCGTTTTTGGCGCCGCCAATCACCGTTTTGCCGGCCTCCTTAGTGGCGGCAATGGCACGTTTGGCTCCGAGGAACTCTTGAGGATGGGTTGGGTCAGCCAGATACGCGGTGAAGGCATCTGGGTGGGCCGGGTACGTCCCGTACCGGGCCGCCTTGACAAGGGGGGGCTCGAAATCCTCCACATCAGGCACCGCAGCCCTGGGCGCGGGCTCCGGTCTCCAGTCCCCAGGGTCTTCGATGTTCTCCTGGGCTGCTGCGCCGGCAGCACAAGCTCCCGCTATAGCGTCGGCTTCCTGGTTGATGCGGTCGATCTCGGCCTGAATTTCGGCTTCACGGGCCTTGCGTTTTTCGATTCTTGCGACAAGGTCCGAGGTCGAGGGGGGCTGCAACCCCCCGCCGGTGGCTTTAGTTTGCTGAAGGGCATTTCTGATAGCAAACATGGCCATGTTGAACAGGTGCTCCACCTGCAGGCTATTCATAGCTTATCGGTGCCTACCGAATGTTATACACCGTCGCGTGAGAAGCCGGACGGCGGGCGGAAATCCCGTCAAGGAAATCCAAATGAAGTGGGGCCAGGAGGCTGCTCTGCTCCCTTGCAGAGGAGACACCAGTCGCCCGTGACAAAACACAGGGCGAAGCACACACCCGGGGGCCTTCTTTAGGCCGTCTCTTTCCGAATGTCACGACCAAATAGGTCTTTGTTTGTCAGGCAGGTCGGGCGTAGGCGTGATGCTCGATGCGGTACTCGACCGCAGATTCCTTGCCCGACACCGTAAAGGTGAAGGACAGGAAGCCTCCGCGTCCCTGCGGTCTGTGGTCACCCTGACAAACAGCCGAGATAAAATCTCGAGCCGCGACGGTGTGGAAAGGTTCTTGTGGGGTCTCCGGTTAGCCCGCAAGCAGGCATTGTGTGTACCCTCCAGCGCTGCTCCTACCAGCAGCGCCCCCCTCGACAAAGTCCCTATGCCGAAGAACCAGTTGGTAGTGGGTGTCAACTGGGGGCCTGTAGACGCGCTGCGGAGTGGCCACGTCAGGAAGAGGTCTT